GTCTTGCCCAACAACAGGCATACCCATTTGGTCTAGCACTGGGAACTCTTGGGTGTCTTGCTCTACAACCTCAATGTCCTTATCAGAAACAAGGATTGCAATCTCGTCGTCGCTCAAACCCTCGTAGGATTCTTTGGTGACATCTTCCTTATCTTCCCAGTACGCCTTAACGATGCCGTTCTTTTGTAGCAGCGCATCCTTAAACCAATCGTGGATGATAATTGCGCCAGGGTTGTCTTTCAGAAAAATGTAATTGCAGTAATCTGTGACCTGCTTGGAAGAAGCCTCGTCGTTGGGTCCAACTGGGTCAAACTGTGCAATCTCATCCGTACCAGTGAAGATACGAACCAATGCGGGTAAAGCGCCATCAATAGCCTCTGCCACTTCTCCAGTAACAATGCCTGATTTGCCTTCTACCTCGTTGCCGTAAGGTTGACGCAAATACGCTCGTAGTGCGTTCTTACGGTCCTCGACGGTCTCAGTTTCTACATAGCCAATAGCATCATCAATCTCGGATTGAACTATTGCCTTCAGTTGATTTTCGCTCATACGAATCCTTTGGTGGTCGCCCACGCTTGGGTTTTAGTTCCAATTGTAAGTCATTTACCAGATTTTCCAAAGCCTGTAAACGTTTTTCTAATTCGTCAATACGGATGTTTGGATTCTGACCCTGTGGCATTAAATACATCAGACTACCCATTTCGGTGGTGTGTTAATCGGCTTCGACCATGTTGATGCGCTCTCGTCCAACCCAATTGCCAAATACCTAAAAGCATCGGCTCCGTGGCTTGACCAATCGTGCAACGGTCGCTCATAAAATATCTTGCGCTTTTCATCAAACGAACGGCGGTAGTTTTTGAGGCAATTCAGCCCAATATCCACCTTGGGGACGTTGAACCAGCACCGCGGTAGCAGTCGCCTTACAGCTTGGATGCCATCATCAACCGCCATCCTTGGGGCTACGGTTATCTGCAAACCAGCGTCTTGCAATACCTCCATACGGCTTTTTCCCGTACCCAACTCCCGAACCTGTACGTCGTGGGGCAGGATATGCTCTGCTTTGGTGTAATCGTTGTCTCTTAGCCACTTGACGTAGTTATCAAGACCTACGCCATGATTCTCGTAGTAGTCAATTAAACGAACCTCCTGACCAGCCAACTGAGCCACCCAGATAGAAGTAGAGTCGCCCATACCCAAGTCCCAAGCGGTGAACGTGCGGCAAATGTCATCTCGCTCAATCTCTTGAATGTGGTTCTTGTCCTCTAACTCGTTAATGAGTTGCCCGTAATAAGAGCCTTCCACGGCAGCGTCAAACGAACACTCAAACTCTTGGCGATACTTGTCCTCACCCATCTCAGCCAAAGCCGCCGCCAATTCACCCTTTGCAACTACATCGGTCTCTGAAGCCCTGAACTCCAACAAACCCCAATCAGGCTCCTTTAACGCCCTGTCGCGCAGTTCTTTGAAGTGGTTATGCCCTTTGGGTGTACCGATAAACAAAGCCCAACCTAAACGGTCTGATAGGGCTGGGCGCACTACGTCTGTCCAGATAACTGGGTTCTGGTCTCCGTATTCATCAAGAATCACGCCGTCAAAGTATTGCCCACGAAACGAGTCTGGGTTGTCTGAGCCGTACAACTGGATGCGGCGACCAAAGAAGTCAACCCGCAATTCAGAGATGTTTGCCGTCCCACCCAAAGGCTCTACAAACTTAACCAAGTAGTCCCACGCCACCCGCTTGGCTTGACCGTATGTTGGGGCAATGTAGGCGTACCGTGGGCTTTCCTTGTCATTGTTCATTGCCGCCATGATTAGGTGGTTTATGGCGCTCACCGTCTTACCCATACGGCGATGAGCAACTACCACGCTAAACCGCTTACGCTCGATTAAGTCGTGGATTTTCTGCTGTTGCTCTCTTGGACGGTATTGGATGACTATTTCAGCCATTTAATTACCAACTCATTGCCGCCTGCGCCAGTATGTTCGTTGACCTGCGTTTCTTTCCAACCAGCTTGCGTCTTTAGGTAAAAGATAGCCGCCGTCATGTTGCCAGTTTGCGCTTGGCTTATCAAATTCTTAGCCACATTGCCAATAGCTTTTGCCTTACCCCTTTTGTAAGCGTCAGAAACTTCAGGTTGCCTAGCCTCTACCTCACGCAATGTGGTCTCGCTTATACCAAAGTAATCTGCCATTTGCCCTTTAGACCTTCATCAAACACTACTGGTGGTCGCCCACCACCGTCACCTTGGTTTCCTATCTTAGCCATCAGGGTTTCTCCCTATAATTTGTTGTTGCATTGTGTGTATAATAAACACAAACAATAGGAGTAAGAACCATGCAGACAAAGTTAAGCCAGTTACAAGATTTGATGACCCAAGGCAAATGGGAAAAGGCTTTGGCGTTTGCCGCTAAGTTCCCACGACTGGGTGCATACCGCAATGCCATACTTGATGCACACCTTGCCTGCACCAACCCACGTTGGATTGCTGGCTTGGGCAAAGATGTTGAGGCTGTAAAGGCTTTAGGCATTGTTGCACTCCAAGCAGCTTACAACACTTAAAAAAGCATTCATTTTTCACCTCTAGCAAAAATCTTAACTTGAGCTAAATTTACATCCATGCTTTCAATAACACTGTTTATTGCAGCAATCGGACTGCCTTCATTTCCGCAGGTGTAACAGTCAAAACTTACATACATTCTTTCTGGGAATGTGTGGACGCTAAAATGACTTTCCGCTAGTAGCCATACACCAGTAAATGCACCGCCTCCAAAATCATGCGTTGCACTACCAAGCACATTCATTTTGCTTTTTTTAAGCGCTGCTTTAACTATTTTTACAATGCTTTTAGTGTTTAGCGCATACTCGTTTAGCCAAACATCTGCCGTAACGTGTTTACCCGTTGTCTTCATCGCCAAACCCCATAGATATTACACCAAGGTCTTCAGCTGCTTTTTTAGGGCTGCCTTTGACAAAAACAAGCACGTTTTGATGCATTTTTCCAACTTTTCTTGTTGCCTGCATGGATTTTCCAGCCCTTAGAGGAAGTGTTCCGGCAGAATTTATCAAAACAATTTCGTTGTAAAACGCATAACCAGCAGCCTCCATAATCTCTATGGTTTTTGGCACTGTTCCAATATAAGCGCCACTCTTGCCGCGAACTTCGCCTATCGTTATAACTGCAAAGCGATTATTCTTTAATTTTTTATATGTATTTGTTAAAATATTTTTGTAAATTAAGAAAAAGTCGCCATGAGACATATTGCTTAAATCTCTTGGGTCGTTGCTATAAACCTCCAAGTCTGCGTATGGAGGGCAGCTAAAAACTAAATCAACGCTTTCATCTTGTATATATTTGTCCATATTTTCACTGCTATCACAATAGTAGTGGCACGGCAAATTAGCGTCAGAACATCTTTTTTGGTTGAGCGTTGCCTGCTCCTGCCTAAGTTCTATTCCCTTAAACCCCATGCCGCTGCTGCCAGCAACATAACCAAAAACAGTATCGCCAGCAAACGGGTCAAACGCAACGCCATTTTCAAAGCCAAACCACCCAACAATGATTTCTGCAAGCACAGGGTCTAACAAACTAACGCCGTTATTCATATCCGACATTAAGCTATCTTCTGCCAGCGTTCCCTCCCTGCTTTCTCCGTTATCGCCAATTTGCTCTCGCCACCATCTTTTTCTATTTAGCCAGTCTGCCTTCCTAGTGTCCAAAACACTAAATGGCGGTTGCCCATAATTTTTCGTCATGCTACCCTGTTCGCCGTCTGAATATTTCTCTTCTTCAATTTCAAACAGTTTTTGCAGCTCATCTGCATCAAAGCCAGTTAAGGCTAAGTCATACTCCAAGTCTTTTAATTCTGCCAATTCAACCTTGAGCATCTCATCATCCCACCCTGCGTTTAATGCAAGTTTGTTGTCAGCAATGATGTAAGCCTTTTTCTGCGCCTCGGTCAAATTAGACAACCTAATACATGGGACGGTTTCTAAGTTCAGCTTACGCGCCGCCATAGTGCGACCGTGACCAGCAATAATGCCGCCCTCTGCGTCTATCAATACGGGGTTGGTGAAGCCAAATTCGCGGATGCTTGCGGCAATCTGCGCCACCTGTGCATCGCTGTGTGTGCGGCTGTTCCGTGCGTAGGGAATCAGCGTATCTAAACTAATTTGTCACTCCCTATTGGGTTGGTGAAGTTAATAGTTTGTCTATATTACCACTTAACCTTGTTACTCCAGTAAGCGGCACTCATTTTACCCTTAGATATGTTTTCTGCGTGTCTAGCCTTGAATGACTCTCGGCGTGCTTTGTCTGCACTAGACTCACCTTCCTTCTTTGGTGAGCCACTTACACCTTGCTGACCAAAACGAATTAGCTTTACCTCGTCACCAGACTTAGCCAATACTGCGTGGCTCTTAGTTGGATGGCTTGGCGTCTTCTTGGGCTTGTTGTAGCCAGAGAATTGTTCTTTGCCTCGTTTGATTGTCATTCGTTGTATCCAAATTCGTAAGGATAGCCCTCTGAAGAAAGCGTCTTTGCTTTTACCTTCTTTTTAATAATTTCGTAATCACCATCAAGGGTGCGCTCGCCATGTTGGGATGCGTATGTTTTGCTAGTAGTAACCCAGTCACCACTGTTAATTCTGGCTTGCCTCTTGTTTTTAAGGCAGCAATGCGCCACTCAGAATCAACCAATCTATCACCTAAACCGTAGAGTCGTTTGCCTTCTTGTGAATACACATCGGCAGGCATTATTTTAGTCAGGTCATCAAGTGTTGCGCCATAAACTTCAGCGTTTGGCGCAGAGTGTGAGCCTCTGTAATCTGTATCCAACAATCCACCTTGAACGGGTTGACCATTGACTTCCTCAATCTTTAGTAGACCTTCGTTCTTTGGGAAAACAACAAAGTTGCGCGTGTCAGCTTGTTTACCACCACGGCTTTGAGCATCAAAGTATTTTATGCCGGGCACTCCAGCAGAGCGCATGGCTTCAGCACCCTCTGGTAGCTTTGCGTTCATAGCGGCAACCAAGTCGCCACCTAAATCGTCCATGCCTAAACCATACTGCTTTGCCAGCTTTTGAATCTCTGGAGTCTGCTTTCCTAACTCTGTATTCCAGTCAAGCATTTTCTCAATCTGCTCGTCTGGCAAATCAACTTTATATAAGTTACCGCTGGCTTCAAATTTATTAGACTTTAGTAAATCAATAGCCTTTAAAACATCTTCATTGGATTCTATTTGTTTTTTGTTTTTTGAACCCAAATTCATTTTTAAAACGCCTTCAAGATGACTAATAGCATCATCTCCGTGAACGTCTAAAGCATTTTTAGCAATCCAATCTGGACCGTAATCAAGTTTTTCAGGAGCGCCAGCTAATGCTTTCCCAACATACTTTCTGTCTGCCTGATATTCTTTTGCGACAGATGGATTTTCAGCAACATAGTGCCCATACCCATAAGCCTGTGCGCCCTCACCAGAGCCAATCTTAGTGGGGTCAAATGCGCTGAACTTGTATGGGCTACCGTGGAACACAGTCATTCCAGCAGGCATAATCGTGGACGCCATATCCAGATAGTCTTGCGCCAATTGGTCAGCCGCAGATTGGTCTGTTACCCGCAATGGGTTGGTAGGGTCGCCATAAGCGATTTGTTGTAATTGCTCCCTAGCCTTTGCGCGGTCCATCGTCCCTTGAATCGTGCGCTTCATGTCCCCAATGGGGTCTGTTGCCAGTGCAGTAGCGCGTTCCTTGACGTAACTTACAGGAGCCTCAAGCAAGCCACCAATACCGCCTAGCAGCGATTGGAGTCCTAACTTCTTGCGCTCGTCTTCCGCTACTTGTGCGGCAAACGCATAGGCTTCTGGGTCGTCAAGTAGGGATGGCATTACTTTTTCCGCTTTGCTTGAGACATAGCAATGGCGACTGCCTGCTTCTGGCTCTTGACTGGTTTACCGTAGCTGGTTTTTAGCATACCCTCACCATACTCGCGCATGGTTTTGGCGACCTTGGCTTTTGCCGCTTTAGGCATCTTCTGATTCGTCGTTCCCATAATCCTCGCCTTCCTCTGGTTGTTGGTCTGCCTTTTCCCACGCCTTACAAACGCGCAAGTTATGGCAAATAAAATCAAACTTGTGACACCAACCGCGACCGCCACCATCCTTGTCGAATTGGTCTTCAGGTACGGATTCCATCTTTGCCAACATTTCTGGGGTGTCCTCGAAATATTCGCAATTAGCACATAGGTTGCGCTTGGCTTGGTCTGGGCTAGTGCGCCATACAACTGAAAGCGCACGCCAGTAATCAGAATTGTCGCCCTTGGTTTTTTCGGGACCGAGCATCCAGTTTTTCATCAAGAAGTCGCGCGTTTCTGCGTTCTTCTTCTTTGTCGTCAATGGCTCATCGCCACCTTCAGACATAATTTCAATTGAAAGCAAGCCCATAAAAGCCCCAAGTAGTTTGTGACATTTTATCAAAAAAACGCCCACTGGGGTAGTAGGCGTAAGTTGGTGCAACACCAACAGGAGAACTAGGTTTAGTCTACGCTCTCTTTTGCTAAACGTCTAGCCTCTGCCCGGTAGTGTCTGGCGATTTCCTCTAGCCCCTCTTTGGTGTATTTTCTTAGGGTGCTATCAGACTCCAGAAGTTCCAATTGACGCTCACCAATTCGCTCTAGTAAGCGCTTTCGGTATTCGACCGCATTACCCCCGAGCCAGTTGTTGCAGTGCTTGCATTGACCGTGGCAGTTATCCTCTGCAAACCTCATGTGAGGCGCGGAACCGACTGAGCGGTAGTGACCAGCGTCGAACGTGTTTGGACC